TCATCAGCTTCTATTGATTCCTCTACATTATCTTCTCTTATTTCTTCAATAAGGTCTTTGACTTCTTCACACAATAAAGACTCTTTGTCATGTAATTTCTCTATTTGGTCTATTTTTTTTTGTATCTTATTTAGTATTCTTTCCATTGTTTACTCCTATGGTGTTCCTGATTGATATTCATACATACATCTAATAGTCATTCTTATTCCACCAACAGGAAATAAACTTCCCTCATCAGTTTCAACTTGAACAACTTGTGTATCTAAAGCATTACTACTTCTAGTAATATCTATTTCAACAGCAGTTTCTATTGCTGTAATTAATTGGTTTCTTTTAGTGTCTATATTAGAATCTGAACCTTTAACAAATCCTGAAATAATAAAATCAATAGTTCCATGTCTAGTTCTAGCACCACTTCCTAATTCAGCATCATCTCTATTTTCTTCTGATGTTTGTACTATAACTGCTGGGTATTGTTGTTCAGACAATTCATCTATTGGGAATGGTTCTCTTGTAGCTTTTTTAATCGTTATAGGGCTAGATATGTTGCTTATCACACTTAATAAATTTGAAGCTATATTTTCTCTTACACTCATATTTTCATCTTCCTTAATTCTTTAGAAACGAATCGGTTAAACTGCTTACTTATAATATCTTCTGTTCGTTTATTAAAGCCAAAAAATTCTCTTTTAGGTTCATTTAATACTTGATTAAAAAAAGCTTTGTCAATTTCTTCTTTTCTACTAAATGCTATAGATATTTTATGTTTTCCTGTTTTTTTTACCATTGATGGAGTTAAAGCACCCATCATTTTATTGTCATAAATTAAATCAACTGCTGTTGGTCTGCCCTCACTTTGTAATCTTTTTAAATATGAATCTGAATATGGTGCAAATCTTTTATTGTTAAAATCAATACCTTTTTTTGTTTTTGTTCTAATAATATCTATTAATTGAAATCCAGCTTGTTTTAATGCTTTATCAATTATTCTTGGTAATGCTGAACCTAATTTTTTAAACTTGTTTCTTACTTGTTTAGAATTATCTTTAATCTTGACGGAGATTGCCATTATCTAATTAATCTTCTATATCCATGTAAAGATTCTCTTTCGTTGGCTTGAATAGTGCCATCTGCTGTTTCATCATACTCTACACCATCTTCTAATATCATTCTCCATTCGATATTATATTGACTCATATAATATTCTTGCATTCTTTCAAATCTATCTTTTTCTGTTTCAGGTCTAAATTTAGTTAATGCTGGTAAATAGAATCTTCCTAAAAATAGATAAACACCAGCACGTTCAAACTGATCTAAATTAACTTTTGTATTGACCAATTCTGCTGTGTTAAGAACTGTAATATCTGTAAAAATATTTGTTTTATATACAGGCCACCATTCTACTCTTAATGCTCTTAAAATATCATTAGTAGTTTGTGCTAGAAAATTAGTTGTTTCAGTAGCAGTTGTAGATATACCAAAATCAAATGCGTCAGGTTGATACTTTTGAATATCTGATGTTGTAACTACATTAGCACCTGTATAGTTTGCCATATTAAATAATCCAAATAAATAATACTAAACCAACAACTATTGCAGTTGCTACTTTAGGATTTTGTTTTGCTAATGTTATGTATTTTTCTAAATTTTTCATTTTTTCTTTTCTTTCTTTTTTTTTGGTTTTAACTGAACAACTTTATCAGAAATATCTTTTGTAGTCGCTTTTTTAATTGGTGTTTCTTCTTCGTTAAGAGGTGTAAATCCTCTCATTTTAAAATGATTAAGATTAGCTTCGTAATCTACTTTTAATCTTACTATTGTCTTTTTTCCGTTTGTTAATTTTATATTCATAAATTCTCCTGTTAATTATCAGGGCAATTTCTTGCCCTGATAAAATTATAACTATGCGTCTTGTATTGATGAGTCTGCTTCAACTTCACAACCGTAAGAGTCTTGTAATTCGCCAACTCCATACACTGCCGTTGCAACAATTTCATCTGCACGTAAACTCGCATCTCTTTGAGTTTCAATTTTCAAGTCTTGCATCATCGCTAGACCTAAAGCATCAGAATGAAATACTGCACCTTTGTAATCACCAGTTGTTCCTGGATTATTACCTGATGAGTCTGTCATATTTGACGTTTCATAGATACTAACACCAGCAATTTGACCAGCAAAACCAGTTCTCAAAGCTTCATTACCAACACCAGCATTAGGGTTAGCAAATGTGTTTGATAAACCAGCTTTTAAATCAAAAGCTATATTTGGGTGTAATATACAAGCAAGATTATCACTTGGAACACCTGTTGCTCTTAATTTAGCTACTGCATTGAAGATCAATGAAGCCGCCATAACAGTTGTTGCACCACCAACAGTATTTGAAAAACCACCAAATTTAGCAGTTAAGTCTAGGTCTATCTTTCTTGCAATCGCTTCTCCAAATAGTTTACCAATATCTCCAGCAACATTTCTTGGTGCTGAATTTCTTGCTAAATCTGTAAGTGTAGTCATAACACCATTTTCTGATGCTGTGATTGTTACACTAGATGGATTGATTGCTGTGTTAGCTAAATCTGTTGCATCTGCTACTGCCGCCGCACTTACTTTTGCGTAAATAGGAACTTCAACTGATTTACCACCACCACTTATAGCATAATTCTTTACAAGTGGTCTCATAATTGACTTCTCACTTGCTACAAATAATGCTTCTGCCACTATCTCTGTATATAGTTCCGATAGTGTGGAACTTGTTGTTTCGTTTGACATTTTTTGTTTCCTTTATTATTTATTGTTTAAGTTAATCTTAATTGCACCTGAATCTCTTTTCTTACGATATTCCGCATAAGCTTTTCGATCTTCTGGTTTATTAAGGTCTAGTTCCTGTAAGTTAAAAGGTTTAACAGTATTACCACCGATACTTGCTTTACTTCCTGAACCTTGATTTGTACTTAAACGGAAGTGTGGGTTCGTATCTAAAAACTCATTAACTCTATCTTCTATTGTTAAAAGTTCTCCCTTAGGGTTATATCGTACATTAGAATTATTATCAAGTACCTCTATTCTTCCATCATCATTTAATTTAACTTCTTTTTCTAATAATGAAACAACTTGTTGAGGGTTGATTGCTCTATTCTTTGATGCAACAGATAAGATAGAATTGTCAATCTTTTCTTTTTTAAGATTTAGTTTATACTTACTTATTTCGTTGTCTTTCTCTTGGATTCTGTCTTGCATTATCTTTTCCAAGTCTTGCTTTGTTTTAGCTTCTTCTAATTCTTTTGCTTTTAAAAGATCAACTTTTTGTTTATTTTCTTCTTCTATCTTTTTCTCATATTTTCTTCGTTCTGCCATAATACGAGTTTGAACAATGTTATCTAATTGTTCTTGATTGAATACTTTTTGTTCTGTTTTAGTTGGTTGTGTTTCTTGTGTTTCTTCTTTAGCTTCAACAGGTGCTGAAGTTTCTTGTGTTTTATCTTCTGACATATTTACTCCTATATTATTAGTTGTCCGTTACTATCATACCAATCAGGATTGACGTAACTCCATTGATGACGACAATTATAACCACCACGAACAACAAGAGGATTTCCAGCTTTTTTTCCTGACCAGCTTCTTGATGACCATAGGTTCTTGACTTCATCAATCGTAAAAAGACCATTGGGTCGTTTATTGTATACTCCATTTATAAGACTTCTGCAAATCTGTCGTGTTGTGGGTATTACATCTCCATAGTATTTTACAAAAGTTAAACCAGCATCATTTGACTTGTTAAAGTTTAATGTTGCATCAAAATCTCTTAATGAGTCGTTTAATATCTGACCAGCATATCTTTTCATATTCTGACCAGCACGATCTCTTGCAAATTTAGTCTGTAATGTTTGAACTGCTTTATCAACTCTTGATTGCATAGACTTTTTAAACTTATTATCTTCTATAAAATCTATTAACTTATTAGCTTCTAAATCATCTGAACTAGCATAGATTCCATTTATAGTTTGTCTTAATTCTTTATCTAAATCTGAGAGTGGAGAACCAACTAAAGTATTCTGATAAACCTTTTCTGATAATTTTCTAGTAAATGTATTTGATACATCTTTAAACTGTGTAAAGTATTGTTGTTTAAGATTCTGTACTAAAGCTAAATCACCTTTTGTAAGTTCTTGAAACGCAACAGGTATATTACCTATTCTCTTAAAAGCTTTTTCAATTCTTTTCGCTTGTTTATTAAAACCCTCTCTAACAACTCTATCTGCAAATGGTAAATATTCTTTTTCTATAATAGCTTTTATTTTAGGTCTGATAGCAATAGCACTTTGTAATTCTATTAACTTACCATCTTGTGTGGGTAAATCTCTACCAGCTAAAGCTGTTACTTCTTTTTCTATTCTACCTAATGCTTTTGTAAGTTCTTTGTAATAATTAGCTTCAGCTAATTCTATTTGCTTGATACGATATTCTGTTGCTTCTTTTACAATATCTGCCATTCATCTAAATTTCTTCTTGCTCTACTTCTTTATCTTCTTGTGCTGGTTCGTCTTGTGTGAACTCGCCTACTTCTGACTTAATATCTATCTCATCAAAAATAATATTTAACTTCTCATCATCATCAACTACTGCTCTTGCTATTTCTTTGTCTATCTCTTTGTTTAATGTTGGAGATTGAACATTGATTGCTTTGGCTTGTTGGTAGAATAATAAATCAGTTGCGTAATCTCTAATGTTAAATGAATCAGGGTAATTAATCTCACCATCAAAATCAGTATCTTGGAACATAGCATATAATCTAAATAGTTGTTCTTCTGCTATTTCTAAATTATCAGCTTTCTCAGATAGTCTAGCATTTAACAATTCAAATTCTGTTTGTAATGCTACACCACTAGAGATACCTGATTTAGTAGTTCTTACTGAACCGATATGTGCAATTCTATTTATTGAACTAACTTTGTTTTCGATTGAGTCCATTATTGAAGCTAAGCTAGACCCTGATGGTTGTAGTAAATAAGGTTTTAGATTTGGTTCTAATTCATCAGGCATTTCTATAACTGCACCAGCACCAGCACTTGCATTGACACTTGGAGTCTTAACTAATGATGGGTGATTTGTTAATCTTATTAATTGTTCCATTTCTGAATACTCATTGTAAATAGATTTTTGTAAGTCAGCTATATCTGTAAGGTCAGATTGACCAATTCCTCTTTTGTGCGATTTGGAATTGTATAAAATAACTGCTGGTATTTTGCCAATCTGATTATCGACAGTATCTATTATTCGTGGTTCATCTCTATCAGGCATATACAAAGTATCAATTCTATCAGGATACCAAACTCTCATATATGTTCCTTTATCACGATCTACTTCTTCTTTTATTTTTAAGTAGTTTAGTTCATACTTACCATTAGGTTTTCTTTCAAAATTCCAATCTAAAACATTTTCAGGTGTTAC